CTCGCGCCACTCGTCCCAGTTCTGCTCCAGGGCGGTCAGCAGGAGGCACTCCGCGAAGGCGTGGGCGATGGTGCCCTCCTTGGTGAAGATGGTGTCCTTCTGCGGGATCTGCGACGACACCAGCGCCGAGGGGTGGCACTTCATCCAGCGGGCCGAGCCCGAAGGAGCAAGGGTTGCGTGTGCTGTGGGCATGGCGTTAGGCGGCTAACTTTTCCAACCTGTCCATCAGCTCGCCCCTACGCTCCTGGGGGCAGGCCGAGCTGTTCGGGATCTCGAACTCCGCGAAGAGGGCCTTGACGACCGGCGTCCCGACCTTGTCCTTCGCAGCCTTGACGGCCTGGCGGAGGTCGGCGTCGGTGATCTCCTTCTCGGGGGCCGGCGCGGGTGCCTGCTGAGGCGCAGGAGCGGGGTTCTCCTCCGGGGTGGGAGATTGTACCGTTTCGGGCTTGGGCTCCTCTACGGGCTTTTTAGCGTGGTCCTGAAGGCGGCGGAGAAAATCCACGACGATCTCTTCCACCTCAGTCTTGAGGTCATGGTGTGCAGAACAGTTGCACACCTCTGCAGGCATGTCCGGCGCGAACTGGCGGAGGACATCAAGGGTTTCTCGGTTGAAACCCACTTCGATTTGAATTTTGAACGGTTCCATCGTTTCGCTATATTTTTGAAATGAAACTTTCGGATAAAAACCGGGAGGAGCGTCCCACCCGTCCCGGGTGTTGGGTACTAATAAACAGTGTGTTTTCAGCCCGCTTCTGCGGGTGGCGGCCAGCGGAGGGGTCGAACCTCCCGTCCTTGAAGGGAAAAAACTTTAAAAACATTTGATATTTAGGGTTATACGACAAGGACGTATCCATACTGGCCATGGTTATCGGTTCAGCCACACTGCTACGACATCCTTCCCCAGGTAGCGCCCGTCCTTGGTCCGGGGCACCAGCCGGAGCGACCTCTTCCACCTGGTGATGGTATGGCGGTCCACGCCGAGACGGCGGGCCACCTCCCTTCCGGTGTAGAGTCCCTGGGGACTGACTTCTGGTCTCGTGTCCGTCATTTTGCTTTGCAAGTGATTTCGATGATGCCACCGAAGACCGCCGGCGACTTGACGGAGAACGAGCGATCGGAGGACATCCGGGACATACGGTAGCAGGCGGTGTGAACGTAGGACAGGTCCACCTGGCCTTCCTTCACCTTCCAGACTTCGCCCGGATTCATTGTGTTAAGGGTTCGGAGAACGCTGATGTTGCCTGCGTTCCTTCCGGCTTCATACTTGATGACTTCCATGTGTTGTGTACGGTTATTTTGAACGGGTGATTCGGCAGTAGTTCTCGGGCTGCTTCACGCACTTGCGGTCCCGGTACCACGGGCACTGCAGGCAGAGGTTCTTACTCTTGACTGGGCTGCTCATCGATTTCGTTGTCTTCGGGTCCGCCCTTTCGGGTGATCTCGATGTGATCGTTCAGCCATTTGGCCGTGTAGCCCATGAGGTAAGCGAGGGCGAGGCAGAGGACGGTCCACCAGGTGATGCTGCCGTCTGGGGCCTCTACGCAACCAGCGAAGATGAGAAGGATGGAGATGCTTCCGAGGATGTTGATGAGCTTCTTGCGGCTCTCTAAGTATTTGTCAGGGTTTTTCATGATAAGAATCGTTTTAAGGTGAAATATCATTTTTGCGAAAAGCGGAAACGAGGGCTAATCGTAGTCCTCGCAGTGGTCAAGGAGCCAGTCGATCTCGTCGCGGGAGAGATCCCAGCCGTTGCTGTGGCGCATACGCATCACGGCGGAGGTTCCGAAGAGGTCGTTGAAGCGTTCCTGGAGCTTTGGAAACACCACGAGGTTGACCTCGGTCACGGTGGCATCTACTGCAGCCTGCAGCAGGCCGATCCTTTCCTCGCGGGACTTCACCTGGTTCTCCAGGCCCTTGACGGTCCGCTGTAGTTCGGAAAGTTCCTTCTCGGTCTTGACGAGTTTCTCGGCGGTGTTCATCTGGGCCTTGATCCAGTGCTCGCCGGAAACGGTGAGAGCAGCGATGAGCGGATTGGACAGGAAGTCCATCTTGAAGTTCTTGCAGAACTCGTCCTTGTCCATCTCGCCGGCGGCCATGTACATGCGGTTGATGATCTCGAAGTCCCCGTCGGAGACCTCCTGGCCGAAACGATTTTCAAATTCTTTCTTGAGCATAGCTATAGGGTTTTTAAGTTATATTTCCTATATTTGCCGTCCCGTCACTAACTGACGCGCTGACTAACTGACCGCAAAGTTAAGTAAACTTTCCTAAACTCGCAAGGGGTTTAGTGAATTTGTATAGGAAATATTACTAAAATCGTAATGCGTTATGGGTACGACGCTGAATCTTCGCCTCTTCCGAAAGGCGAACAATCTGACACAAGACGCTGTGGCAGAATACCTTGGAGTAACCAAGGGGTTTATTTCTCAAGTGGAAAACGGGAAGGTCGCACTCCCAGAGGACAAGATGCGGAAACTGCTCGACAATCCGGCCTGGTCCGTGGAAGAGTATAAAAAGATGGCCGTGACCCTCATGGCGGCGAAAATCGAAGCCGTAGAAAAATCAGTGGCAGGGGAGGACGGCGATGCTCCCCAAAGAGTCCGGCTGATCCCTTACGAGGCCCGGGGCGGAATGATCGGGGACTTCGTGGACGGGGTAAGGGAATACGACTGTGAGATGGTCGTGTCGCCCATCAAGGGCGTGGACTTCGCGATGACGGTGACCGGCGACAGCATGATGCCTGAATACTATCCGGGTGATCGCATCCTGATCAAGAAGATAGACCCCAACATCTTCGTTGAATGGGGGAAGGTGCACGTCCTGGACACGCCCAATGGCGCCGTGATCAAGAAGCTCCAGAAGGCGGAGAGTCCGGAGTACGTGGAATGTGTCTCACTCAATCCGGAATATCAGTCCTTCACCATCCCGGTCAACCAGATTCGGGGCTGGTATCGCGTCCTGATGGTAATGTCAATGAAGTAGATATGAAAAGGATCCTCTTTTTGCTGGCCGTCTGCCTGACGGCCTGCTCCGGGAAGGACGTCATCTCCTCCCGGGCGGAACACTTCGTCCGCAGCACGTACAATGACGTGGACCGCGTCTTGTCCGTCAAGATTGACACGGTAACCTACGGGGAGAACCTGGACTACCGGATAGGGCAGGCCAGGCACAACCTCGAGTTCGCTTCCTTGATGGTCAGGGACTACAAGAGCGACCACGCCGTGAAGGAACAAGAGGAGGCGAAGGCCTGGGTGGCTGCGCTCGACTCCCTGAAGGCCGTGTCCGGCTCCGTCCTCGGAGAGACCGCCGCCTACAACTGCGTCGTCGTTTACAATGACCCGAACATCAATCCGGGGAGCATCGTATGGGTGCAGCTGGATCCATACGGGAACCTGCTCAACATCACGAAAGAGCCGGAGAAGGTCCTGCTCAATCCCGGCGAGGACGTCCCTGGTTACTTCGAGCTGTGGAAGCAGTTCCACGACTGACGACCCTGCAAATCCTCCGCAAATGGAAATTCATTTTACAACTTATTGATAAACAAAGGCTTGCAGATGCGATTTTTGCTTGACAGGCAAGAGGTCAGCGGTTCAAATCCGCTAGCCCTCACATAATAGACAGTGTGTTGATTATCAGCATTTTCCGCTGGTGTCGATGCACTGTCTTTTTTGTGTATGCCCGACAAAAGGTGTCGCCAAAGGTGGGCGCAAGTGGGTACATTTGGGCACATATAGGCGCACTTTTCAGCAAATCCTAAGCACGCCGAAAAAGACACCAGAACGATGGCCACGTCATTTCTACTACTGGACAAAAGACGGGAGCTCCAGGACGGAACCTACCCCGTCAAGATCGCCGCAGGCAGCGGCACCAACATCTACCTCTCCACCGGCATCTCGGTGAAGCTCTGGGAGTGGGACCCCGAGACCTCCAAGGTCGTGGACCGAAAGGACGCGAAGCAGCTGAACTCCGTCCTCGAGATCCGGCTGCTCAGGACGCGGGCCCGGATGCTCACCCTCCGCGAGGACGGAAGGCTCCGGACCGCCTCCACCTCCAGGCTCCGCCAGCTGCTCACCGCCCCCGACATGAACGAGGTGCCGGACGTGGAGGAGCGGCCCACCCTGGAGGAGATCTTCCGGCAGGTCATCCCCACCAAGGCCAGGCCGGCCACCCGGCAGAGCTACGGCTACACCCTCGACAAGGTCCTCGCGTACACGGGCGGGCGCGCCACGCATATAGAGGACATCGACCGGCTCTGGCTCCACGGCTTCGAGGCGTTCATGGGCGGGAAGGTCAACGCCAGGGCGGTCCACCTCCGCAACCTCAGGCACGTCTGCAACTTCGCCCTGGACGAGGGCTACACGTCCTACTACCCCTTCCGCAAGTTCCAGATCCGGACGGAGGAGACCCGCCACAAGGACCTCACCCCCGAGCAGGTGCGGGCCTACGCCACGGCGGAGATCACCTACCGGAACGACGCCATGCACCGCGACGTCTTCATGCTTATGATCTACCTGTGCGGCATCAACGTGAGCGACCTCGCGGACCTCACCTGGAGCGACGTCAGGAACGGGCGCGTGGAGTACCGGCGCAACAAGACCGGCAAGCTCTACAGCATCAAGCTGGAGCCGGAGGCCCTCGCCATCATAGAGCGCTGGAAGGGCGAGCGTCACCTGCTCTCCGTCTTCGACAGATACAAGACCCCCCACGACTACAACCGCAGGCTGTGGGAGGCCCTGAAGCGCATCAAGGGACCGGACGGGAAGCCCATCGAGCCGGACTGCTCCTCGGGGTGGTCCCGCCACACCTGGGCGACGATAGCCGCCGAGCTGGACATCCCGGGGGACACCATCACCTTCGGGATGGGCCACAAGACCGGGCACCGCACGACGGCCATCTACATCCACCGGAGCCTCCAGAAGCTGGACGACGCCAACCGGAAGGTCATAGACTGGATCACTCGTCCCTGATGTACTTGTCGAAGTTGTTGAGGTTGGTGTGGCCGGAGCACTTCCGCAGCTCGTGGATGTTGAGGCCCCGGTCCACGCCCACCGTGATGGCGGTACGGCGGGCGGTGTGGCTGGTGATCATCTCCCACTTGGGCACCTCCTCCGTCGTCATCACGCCGTCCACGAAGCCGTCCACGCGCACCGTCTCCGTGAAGCCGATGTCGCGCATCAGGTCGTGCAGGTGCCAGTTGTAGTTCCCGATGGTGGCGGTGTACGGCGCCGTGAATCCGTATTCGTCCAGGATCTTGTAGGTGGTCTTCGGCTCCATGCTGAAGCGGTCGATGTCCACGGTGGCCACGACGCCGGTCTTCTGCTGACTTATCGTGAACTTGTTCCTATCAAAATTCGACGGGGCGATCCTGACCATGTCGCTGTGGCGCTGGTAGAGGTTGCACGACAGGACGAACATGTCGCGCACCCGGTGCATGGTCTCGCGGTAGTCCTTCCGGCGGTCCTTATAGAAGCGGTCCACGTCGAAATAGGTGATGCGGGACACGTCGTCGGCCGAGAGGGCGATCTCGTGCGGGACGCTCTTCGGGATGACGTATTCCGTGTAGGACGGGGAGACCGGCGCCTTGTACTTCGCCGCCCAGGAGAGCAGCGAGCGCAGCTGCGCGCACATCACCCCGATGGTGGTGTCCTTCAGTCCGCGCTGCCGGCAGAACTGGATGAAATAACCGTAGAAGATGTCCGTCACCTGGATGGGGTACAGGACGACGTTGAAGTGCTCCTCCATCGTGCGGAGGTTGTGGAGCAGGCCGCCGATGTTCTCCCTGTATTTGGGGTGGAACTTGGACCGGGCGTTGGCGCCGGCGATGACGACCTCCACGAGGGTGGCGTTCTCGAGGTTGATGACGAAGGGGTTGTGCTTCGACTGCTCGAGGTAGATCTTGAAACCGGACAGTGCGTCCGGGGTGGCCACTTCGGGCCGGGCAAGAGATAAAGCTGCCATAACGAGTGTAATTAGATGTGAAAGAACTGGACGAGTGTTTGAAAAAAGGGGGCCGCGCCACTCGTTAAACGCTTCGCCTGGGTGTACGGGCCAGGTTGCCCCCTTCTGGACGCAAAGGTGGGGACTATTTCCGGGACTTCCAAAAAAAGTTATCAACAGGTGTGTATAGAATAACTCCGTCCCGCATCATCACGACGCAGGACGGAACAACAATTCTTATCATATTATGACTAAACAAGACCCATCACGGGCTAAAAGAGGTATTTCCTGAATATCCACAGCAGCGCTCCGATGAGGCCGAGCAGGATCCACGGGAAGGCCTTGATTTTGGCCCTCTGGGCCCAGTTCAGTTCCTTTTCGACCTTCACCTCCACCGTGGTGGTGTCGTGCCTCTCACGGACCTGTATGCTGTCCCTCCAGCGGTCCCTGAAGACGTAGCGGTCGCGGTAGCGGTCCACATAAACCGTGTCGCCCTTCATCCACTCGCGGATGTAGATGCTGTCACGCTGGTAGGTCGTGTCGCGGTGATGGACCTGGAGGGTGTCACGCTGCACGACTATCCGCTCGACTATCTTTGGGGAGCAGCCGGCGCAGAGTATGACGGCGAGAAGGACGGGCACCGCCTTCTGCGCCAGGCGTCTCCTTTCAGTCATCGCGGTTCACCCCTCCCAGGTGATCGGCCCAGCGCTCCGTGTAGAAGGAATAGTAGGACACCGGCCGGCTGTCGTTCCACCACGCCGCCCAGAGGAGCGACGGGATGCCAATGACGAAGAGGTAGAACCACCCGAGCATCCTGGACTGCTTCGCATGGCCGAGCTCGTGGCGCTCGGTGCTGCCGGTGAAGTCCTTCAGGGTGCTGTGGATTATGATGTACCGGCCGAGCGAGATCCCGCCACGCATCCGGGAGGCGTAGCAGAGCTTGGCGCCTTCCATCTCGTAGCAGTCCTCGGGCCGGAGAATGGTCACGAGCAGCAGCCCCACGAGGTTCTGCGGGAGCTGCCACAAGTAGAGGAGGATGGCTGCAAGTCTGGTGAATTTGACTTTCATAAAGTTGGTATGGAATTAAAGGATCATCCGTTGAACTCGTGCACCTTCTCCGTCACCCCGTACTGCGGGAGGACGTCGAAATGCAGCCAGCTGACCGCCTTCTCCATCCGGATGTTGCACGGGAGGAGGGAGGCGTTTTTCTTGATGGCCTGCCGGGCCTGCTCAGCCGTCATGCCGGTGATCGTGAAGTCGCCGGCCTTGCCGAGCAGGTGGGACGAGAGGTACACGGTCTTCTTCTCCTGGACCATCTGGCACCGGTTACACCTGAGCCCGCGCTGGTGCTTCGCTGACGTGTTGCACCACATGGGTTTCTTCAGGATGTCCCGCCGGATCACCAGCAGCGCGTGGAGGAAGTCAGTGTCCAGGAACTGCCAGGACTGCTCCTTCCAGCGGTCATAGGTGTGATTGCAGACGAGCTCGTCCACGTCGAAGTAAGGCCGGATGGCGGCAAGGATCTCTTCGCGCGTCATTGGTCGGTCTCCTCCTTCATAGACTCTTTGTTCTTCTCGGCGACCCATTTGAAGAACTCGCCCAGTTCCTCCCGGCTCACCAGCTTCATGAGGAGTTCCGCCGCTTGCTCCTGCTGCTTCTTGGTCTTCGCGTCGGCCTTCTCACGGACTGACATGAACTCGACGACCAGCAGGAAGAGACCGACCAGGATGGTGACCACCGGCACGCCGATGAGCAATCCGATGCCGACCAGCTGGTAGAGCTTGCTCAGGTGGATGAACAGGTCCGCGCTGGTTGCGATCATGAGGCCTCCCTCATAGGAGATGAATTTCGTCAGCGTCCGCCTGAGCGCCTCGCTTGTGCGGAGCTCTCCGCGCTGCTTCGCCTTGTACAGTCCTGCCCCCAGGTCGATGATCATGGCGAGCAAGACGAGCAGCATGACGATGACAGCCACCTGGAAGAGCGGTCCGGAATCCTTTAGTACAATCTCATACATGGTTCGTTTTGTGTTGTGGGGGCCCGGAGGCCCCCTGCTAAGTCAGTCAATTAGGGCCGGAAGTAAGTAAATTAACCAAGTCCGTTTGCAAGGAACTCCGCCTGCAACGCGCCAATCTTCATATATCCGGCATCGTTCATGTGGTGGTTGTCGTTTTGGTAATAGAGTGAGTAATTGAAGACGTTCACACCTTGCAGATTGTACAGGTCAAGCAAGGGGATTCCGTAATACTCGCAACACCTCTTCTGTCCCTCCACATACTCCGAGAATTTTTTCCCAACTCCGTTCACGATGGTAGAGAATGGATTGTACCCGGCTTCGCTTGAGAAAAAACGCAACGAGGTGAAGAAATAGATTTCCGCATTCGGATTCTTGGTAAGGAGTGTTTTGATGCAGTAGTTGATACCACCGCATTGTGTGACCCGTTTCGCTTCATCGTAGTTGTCCAACGCGGTATAATCCGAATACTCTCCAAGCTGTTGATTATAGCCGTAATCATTCGTGGATGCCCAAAGGATATAAATATCGTGAACACCCGCATTGTCGGCTTGGTCTTGGATGGAATGACCGTACAAGCCAGTCTGCAAGGAAGAGAATCCGGCATTGGATTCCCCGTAGTTCGTGATGGTGCATCGGAGATACCGTTTCCAGATTTCCTTCGCCGCCTCGCTGGGCGCGATAACCGAGAACGAGCCACCGAGGATTCCTATGCTTTTCCCGTAGTTCTTGATGTACCCGTCCCGGAAGGTCTGGTTTGCGGAATCAAGGATAAGATTTCCCGGTGCGGTGTATGTTACCTTGCAGACCTCGGAACTTGATGCAAGGCAATAACGGACATACGCCCCGGTGGGATAACTCGCCTTTGCAATCTTGTAAGATGCTACGGTCTTATTGAGGGATGGCCCGGTAATGTACCCGACAAGCGACTTGTCCGCAGCATAGACACAGGCCATCGTGTATGCGGAAGGCGTTCCGCCCTGGAAGGCGTTGTGGATTTCAAGGTCGCAGAGGAACGGGATGAAATCGGAAGTCCGCCTGTAGGTAAGACTTGTTCCGACCTCGCCATTCACCTGCAACGAGCCGACTACCACGGACGGGTTGTAGCTGACATCCAACGCATCCAACTTGGTTTCTGCATCGTCTATCGCGTCCTGTATGCTTCCGAGATAATCTACCTTGCATTGTGCGGAACTTGAAGCAAGGGCATAACGAAGAAATGCTGCGGTTGGATAATCGGCTTTCTTGATGATGTATTCTTCGTAGGTGTGGTTTGCAGTCGGGCCGTTGATTGCGGAAACAAAGGTCTTCGTGTCATCGTACAAGCAAGCCATCTTGTAATTCGTAGTGTCGGAAGGTGTGAAAGAATTGTATATCTTTACATCCTTGTCAAACGGAATAAAATCGGAAGTCCTTCTTTGTGAAAACGAAGACTGCACCTCTCCATTTGTGTCAAGCATTCCGACTGTAACATCGGGTTGCAGTTGTTTGAACGAAACGATGGACAATGCTTCCACCGTGGACTTGTCCGCTTTCAGTTTCAGTTGGTTTTCAATGCAATCCTTTTTGAGATAGTATTGCGTTTGGTCGGTCTTGTCATTGATAATTACCTTTGCCGCATTGGTCGGTGCGACTAAATCCAAGTTCGTTTCGGAAACGGATGCATCTGCAACCGATAGGAGTTTATTGGAAGAATCAATGAACCCCCATAACTTCGCCTGTGCTCCACCTTCTCCGCTGACGGTTACGATGTCCCCCGGAGCAACATCTTGGATGTATATTTTCCACGGGATGCTGACGGGGCCTGTGGGTGTAAGGGATATTGTGTCCCCGATGTCCCCGTTCAAGTTGATGAAATACCCGGTTGTCCCCGTGGACGGGATTGCTATCTTGGAGATTTTGGCCTCTAATTGACTGAGTTCGTCCTTCAGGACTTTACCCTGGGCGGCGGACAGTCCCTTCGTCGCATCGTTGGTCGTGAGGTTGTTCACGAGCTCGTAAGGATAGTCCACACTGGAGCCGGTGTTGCCCTGCATACCCTGCGGGATCGTGATGTTCAGGACGGGGGCCTCCGGGGTGCCGGTGAGGGTCACCACGACAGGCGTGCCGGGCTCGCCGGTGGTCACGGTGCCGATGGTGAAGTTCGGAGTGGCACCCACCGCGCCCTTCGGGATGGTCAGGTTCAGCACAGGATCCTCCGGCGTGCCGGTCATCGTGGCGGCGGCAGGGGTGCCGGGCTCCGCGGTCGTGACGGTGCCGATCGTGATGTCCGGAGTCTCGCCGGTGTCACCCTTCGCGTTGATCTCCGTGTCCACGTACTGGTCCGTCTCCTCGTCCCACTCCCACCAGTGGCCGTTCTCTCCGATGTAGGGAGACTTGCCGGCAGGACCGGTGTGGATGTCCACCATGTGCTCGGCAGCCTCGGCCGCATCGTTGGCACGTTCCGCAGCCTCGAAGGCGGCATCAACCGCCTCCTGGAGGATGGAGCTGGAGACGTCTTCGACGGAGATCTCCACGTCGATGTCCGGGTCGTCGATGGTGATGGTCTGGCCCGCCTGATCATCCGTCCAGCGGACGAAGTTGAAGGCCGGCTTGTCGTAGGTCTTGGTCTCGCCCATGTACTTGGCCGAGACGACCACGCGGTTCACGCCCACGTACTGGGGCTTGTTGGCCGCGTAGGTGCACACGAGGAGGGTGGGGTCCTCCGCGTCGATCGAGGCGCTACAGCGACCCGCCAGGGCCCTCTGCGCGTCCGAGTAGATGCTCACCCTGATGTTCGACAGGGTGGACCAGTCAAGGGCCACTCCACCGTCCTTCAGTTTGAGCTTCGCGGTCAGATCGGAACTGACCCGGATGTTGGGAAGGGTAATTGTGCTCATATTGTTGTGCAATAAGTGTTATTCAATTTGTCTTACATGTAGCGACACATCGGTTCCGGTCCCGACGCCCTGCGCGTCGATATAGCCCTCACGCGGGCTGGAACTCGGGAGCTCTTCGCAGTAAAGTCCGTATACACCTGGATAGTACACAATGCCACTCTCGGCGTCCTGGTCATCGAAGTGAATCCAGTTCGGCGGATTCAACAGGACGAATCCTTCGTCCTCGGGGTCGAAGTCCAGTTCGATGTAGTAGATCCCGCTGATGAGCGGGAAGCCCATGCTCTCCAGATCGCCCCCGACGCTCGTCATCGTAAGCTCGGTTGGCGTACTGCCCTGGTGCGTTACGGTCACGCTCGAAGTAAGAGCGTGGTCCGAGGTCTCAAAGACTATCGTGCCCGTGCCGGTGAACGTGCTGCGCGTGATGGTCACGGACGTGTTCCCGGTCCCGGATTGTACGCTTGCCGTCAGTCCGGAAGGGATCGACAGGATGTTCCATGCGCTATTCGTCACGACGGTCAAACCGGCGGTGAAGTTATCGGTCAGGTCTATCGAGGTCGGGACTACGTTGATGTATTTCGTCTGGATCTGCGCAATCAATCCCGCATAGTCATCCATACCGCTTCCTGACGGAACGGTGACACCCTTCGCCGCGATAGCCGCTGCGATGGCTGCCGAGTCATTCTGCAATCTGGTTATTTCGGACGCTATGCTCATAGTGCGGCAAGTAGTGTTTCAATGTCACCGATGATGTCGTACACGCATTTAGCCGACGGGATCTGCGCATCGGTGGACGCAGACGATATGGATGTCACCTTTGCGGAAGAAAGGATCAGCGTCTTCGACACATTGTTCACCGATAACTGTACCGTGTTCCCGCCTTCAGTTCCCCAGCTGACGGACGTCCCGCCGCCTCCACCGCTTCCACCACTTCCACTTCCGCCGCTACCGGACGAGGAGACACGCGACGCTTCTGCATCCGACAGTTCGGTGACTATCTCGCTCTGCACGGACAGCGTTGCAGAAGGAAGAGAAAGAGCCGTTATCCTCACCTCTTCCTCGAGCACGTTCAACTCGTAAGACTCGACCCAATACTTCACACCGCCATAGGTTACCACGAGCGGAACCGTCGACAGGCTGGACGGGAAATTAAAAGTGCCCGACAGCTCAAGGCGCGGAAGCGCGACGGAAAGCGCATAGCCCATCGCCGTGAGCGACATGAAGGACAGACCCGAGAAATTACTGTCGTAGAAGTTCTCCGCCGGCGCACCGGACGAAAGAAGGAAGACGCCCTGGAGGAAAGATGCGCCGACCACATCGTCGCTGTCTACCCTCGAGCCGGCGATCGCCACCGAACCCTCGTCTCCACGGGCACCGTTGTTGATGACGATAGTGTCCTTGTACCCGTTCCCGATCACGGTCTCAAGGACGGCGTCGTACAGCTTCACGCGACGGCCCTCGAAAGAGATGATGAGGGTGCCGTCCGCGAAGTCGCTGCTGGGTGACAGATCATAGGAGAAGTCCACCGGGTCCTCTACCGTTCCTACAGGCTTCGGAAGTTCGGGCCTTGCCAACCTCTCCGGAGACGAGACCCAGGCGATGCCGTTGTAATACTTGATAGTTCCGCCCGTGGGCGTGAAGGAAACGTATATCCGGAGGTCCGACTTGTTGACGTACACATACGCCAGATAGGTCGCCACCGAGATGTTCAGCCTCAGGGTCTTCGTGAAGGACCTGATCGGGATGTGGGCGTAAATCGTACCGTAGTCATCGTCAAGGACGCCGTAGGTGAATATGTATTGGCCACCGTTAAACGAGACGTGGTCGGAATCGTAGATGGTCCATCCGCCGCCAGGCACGGACGGAGCCCCGGAGGCCAGGTGGTTCGGGGCCTCGACGGTGACCCTTCTCTTTGCGGGGACCACATTCGTGGTCATGTGACCAACCGGCCACAGATCCGCCACGCCCATCTGCCCGGCAGATGCGACGGCACCCGTGATGGATGACGTCGTTATGTTGTTGCTGTTCCTAGCGGCAAGAAGGCAGGAGATGGAACTGCCTGAAACCGTTACGTCCGTCTCACGCGCAATGAGCCAGTTCCCGTTGTGCAGGCTTATCGTGGCGTGGATGGTGTCCAGGAAGTAATTCAGGACCTCGTATTTCGTCTTCCCGGCCATGTAGTCCAGGTTGATGAGCGCCGTGTTCCAGAAGTTTGCCGGCGTCAGGTCGGTCGCACCTATCCCTGAAACGATGTAGATGCTGCGCCCGAGGTTCGGAATGTCGGAGAGGAGGTTCTTGACGAGGTTCTTCGGAGTGATTGCGCCCTGCGCCTCGTAGATGAACTCCTTCGACAGGGCAATGCCGTCGTTCGCCGTGATCTTCACGTCATAGGGCGGCGCTATCTCCGGTGCGGAGTACAGCTCTGTGACCAGCGCACCCTGCCAGATCTGGGTGTTATTCTTGAACAGCGCGACCAGGAACTCGCCCGGATCGGTGGTGTAAAACTCGGCGAACTCCCCGTCGGTTTGGCATTCGAGCACAAGGTCGAGAGTCGTGGAGTGGATGTTCCCGTTCGTGTTCTTCGTCAGGACCGGAGCCTTGCCGAGAGGCCTGGTTATCACGGAACCAGAATAGCCATCCTTCAAGATGTTGACCGTATACTCAACACCATGGATGGACTGTAGCTTGAAGCGATATTTGATTCCGAAGGCCATTACTGGGTGTAGTAGTTCTTTTTGTTAGTGTTCTGGATCACGGCGATCAGCTGGTTGCCGTCCGCCTGGAGGGTGCCAGACACGTTAACGTACACGTCACGCGTCTCATATCCGTTCCCGCCGCCGCCAGAGGAATAGCCTCCAGAATACCCACCGCCGCCCGCACTGTAGTCGCCGGAAGCGACTGCGGAGAGGGAGGACTTGACGGCAGCGCCCAAGGCGATGAGCGCAGCACCTGCTGCGATGGCGGCATAGCCGTTGAGGGACTCGAAGGCCGCCTTGATGCCCAGTGTGGCGACACCGGCAGAGACGGCAATCTTACCGACCGCGATGGCCATGTCACCGAAGGCGGAGAGGGCGGCGTTCTTGAAGTCTCCCCAGGCGTCACCGCCGGCGGCGAGCGTCCCGACAAGGTTACCCATCAACTCGGAAGTCCGGGCAACGGCAGAGCTCACCAGGGAGGTCACTTCGTTGGTGATGTCGTGGATCTTCTGGGTGTCCGCCTCGAAGCCGATGCCGACCTTGATGTCACCGAGCTGAGCGAGGAACGTCTGCTTGAAGAGCTCCGTGTCCTGCGCCTGCGGGAGGATGCTCAGCGAGGGCCCTGTCACGCCGGGGAAGGCCGGATTGGCGCCTCCGGACAGTCCGCCGAGGGCAGAGTTCATGCTGGCCCACTTGGTCTGCACCTCGGCCATCTTCTGGATCTCCTCGCGCTGCTTCTGGGCGGCAGCCGCAGCCTTGGAGGCGGAGCCAGCGATGGAGCTCTCCAGCTTGTCCACGGCCTTCAGTTCATTCTCCCGGGCCGCGTCGATCTCCAGGACCTTACCCTTCAGCTCGTAGGTCTTCTTGGTGTCCTCGTAGGTGTTGGAGGCGAGGTCGTCCAACTTCTGCTGGGTGTCGGCCATCCGCTGGGCAAGATCACGCTGCTTGTCATATTTCTCGTTGACCTTCTGGGCGTATTCCACCCGGGCGGCCTCACGTTCCGCCGCCGTCTTGGTCTTGTCGTTGGCATCCCGACGGTAGGCGGCAATCTCGGCGTCGATCTGCTTGATCTCGTAGTCCAGGGCCAGCTGCTCCTTCATCTGCTCCGCCTGCTCGTCCCCGAGCTTCGCTGCCTGTTCGGCCTTCGCATTGGCGTCGGCCATGTTGGCAGAGACCTGCTTCCAGCCACGGATGATGCCGGTCGGAAGGATGGCGTCGTACCACTTGGACTCGCCACCCACGGCAGTCACGAAGGCCGCGCCGATGTTCGCCTTGAACTTGCCGAAACCCCGCTCCCACTTGTCCATGGCCTCGGCCACGGCCTTGCCGGTCTCAGAGTTGGCGTCGTGGAGGACCTGGCGATAGGTGGAGAGGTAGGCGGAGGTGGCCATCGACATGTTCATCCCGTCAATGGTGGACTTGAAGTTCTCCGCCTCGGCCTTCAACTGCTTGAAGCCGGCGATCGCGGCGGCGAGGCCCAAGCCCGCGATGGCTCCGCCCAGCGGAGTGATGGACCCGAGCAGCTTGCCGAAGGCCTGGACACCGATGTTGCTGGACTCGGTCATCTTTGCCCCGAGACCACGGATGGCGGAGGTCATTTCACCGACCTTGCCGGTGTTGACCCCAAAGGCTTCGCCGAGCGACGACAGGGACTGCTGCCCGGTCTTGGAGAGGTCCTTCAACCCCTGCTTGACCTGCTTCGCCCCTTTCTCGAAGTCCGAGGTGTCGGCTCCGATGCCTATCTTCATGTTCGGCTGCTTCGCCATATCACTTCCAGTTTACGTGTTCCAATAGTGCCTTGAGGGAGGCCTGCTTCTCCTCTTCGCTGAGCTGGTCCAGGCCACCTTCGTCCGGCTCTTCTTCTGCATCCCAGGGGAACGGCATGAACTCGTGCGGTTGCAGGCTCTTGCCCTTCGCCAGCTGGAGATTGAACAGGCGGAGACCGACCCCACGAATCACCTCCGCCTCGTGTCGCCTTTCGGCGTTCCGGTCCTCGATCCAGACCGTCATGGCCTCCCAGAACTCTCCGTGCCTGAGAAGGCCGAAAGACTCACGGTCCAGTCCGAGGCGGGAGATGGCCCAGCCCCGGACCTGGCCGATCGTCAGGGGGCGGGCTGCTCCTCCCGCGCGTCTTTTTTTGGTTCCTCGACCTCCATCTGCGGGGCACTCTGCCGGACGTAGATCTCCATGAAGGCGGCCACGTCCTGCGGCCCGATAATGGCGCCCAGATCCAGGGACGAAAGGGTGCACTTCCGTCCCTCCAGGCGCTCACCCTCGGCGATGCAAGCCGCCATCAGGGCGGTGATCTCCGAGGGGCGGATGGTGTTGAAGTTCGCGAGCTCTTCGATGGTGTCGCGGCCAACCTCACGAAGGAACGCGGAAAGGGCGTTCCAGTTGACCTCCGCGCGGTACTCCTTGTCCGCAATCTTGATGACGTCCTTCTTCATGGCCATTAGGATGCGGTTACGGCGCCGGTGACGCGGAAGTCGATGGTGTAGGTCGCGTCGTCGCTCGAGTTGGAGGATTCGGTGTAGTTGGTGATGACGCAGTTGCCGGAAAGGGTCTTCCCGGAAGCCGTGGTGTAGGTGAAGGCCAGGACGGCGGCGCTGCCGGTCTTCAGGACGTCCACGATGACGTCGTCACGATCGAGGATGCTGGAGCTGCCGCTGGTCACGTCGATGAGACCGGTGGCGCGGAAGGTCACGTCGTGACCGGTGATGGAGACCTGCGTGGCTCCCGAATCGTCCTTCGTGAGGGACTCCTTGGTCCGGGCGGCGATGGTCAGGTCATCCTGGGTGCGACCGGCGAGAGTTTTGTTGCCGATCTTGAAGGCGATGTTGTAGCCTGCTACAGGTGTTGCCATGGTATCTGTTCTTTTTGGGGTTTATGATACGATTTCGAGGTCTCCGGAGACGCGGAAGTCAGCGGTGAAGGTTGCATCGTCGGATGCGTTGGAGCTCTCCGTGTAGTTGGTCATCACACAGGTGCCGCTGTAGCCAGCTCCACCATCCACGATGTAGAAGAAGTCGATGGCGTCCGCCGCCAGCATCAGGTCGATGATGTCGTCACGGGTCAAGTCCGCGCCGGCACCGGTGACGTCCACCAGGCCAGTAGCCCGGAAGGTGATGTCATGGCCGACGATAGCCACCTGGGTGGCACCGGAGTCGTCCTTCGTCAGGGACTCCTTCGTCCTCGCCGCGATGGTGAGGTCGTCCTGGGTGCGGCCCGCGATTGTGTAGGCGGCTTCCGGGTCGCCCGCGGTAAGAGTGTCGAGCTTGAAAGCGATGTTGTATCCAGGTACTGCCATAGTGATTTATTCGTTTAAGGGGTTCTGCTCTTCGTCTGCAGGTGCATCGGTGCCCTGCTCCGGATCGGCGGGGACCGCCGGGATGTCTTCCTCTTCGGGGGGTCCGTCAGGGCCATCCGCCACCTCCACATCAGGAGCGGCACCATACTGACGAAGCAGATAGTACAGCTCGATGGTCCAGACACCGCTCACGCAGTCCTTGTCGATGGACACAAGGCGCGAACTGAAGGTCGCGTTGTTCATGCCCATTCCGGACTCGATCGCCTCCTCGATGGTGGCCCGGAGCGCGTCCGCCTCCTCGAAGACCTCCGACACGGAGCGGATGTAGGTTTCCCCGCTGAAACCATAGACGCCGTCCTTGTCCCTGAGGGGGTTGACGGTCATCTCGTAGGTCACAAACGGGTAGTCCTTCGACTCGTCTTCGGAAAGGCGAATCGTCACGCCTGCCGTGGTCAGCAGGGAAACGAGCTGTGTGCGGAGGCTCTCGGTCATCGGTCGTAGAGTTTTTCCTGTTGTTCGGCCATCGACTGCTCGAAGGATTCCATGAAAGGGCCCTCCCATCCTGCGATGGCACCCTCGAAGAAGTTCTCGTGGGGTTGGCCCACATTGTTGCGGCGTCTCGGCACACGCCTCTTAACGGCCCGGTCAAATACGTGCTGAGGGTCCCGCCTGGTCAGCGTTCCGTAGTTCTTCCAGTAGGCCTTGAACCAATCCGGCACCTGATCGCTCCCGTTGTTCGTCTGCTTCTTGTTGAAGAGGCCGACCAGGGCGTTGGTGTTCATCGTGATCTGGCCCTTGAAGACCTTGTACTTCACCAGCCGGCGGAACCTCTGCGGAATCTTCTGCCGGATCTGCCGGGCGGTCTTCTTGGAGGCCTCCCGGAGCGCCGTCTGCGTCATCTTCACCGCGTTCGCCGGTGCGGCGTCCATACAACGGAGGCAATCGTCAAGCCCTTCGATATGAATGAGCTGCGGCATCAGTTGATGGAATGGATGGAGAGAACACAAACCGGAGAGACGCGGGAGATCGGGTCGATGCCCGTGATCTCGTAGTCGCGGCCCTCCAGGACGATGCGCCAGCGCGTGGTCAGTTCCGGGATCTTGTGGATAGTCAACTGGACGTAGTCACCTTCCTCCAGGTTGGTGTTGGCCACAATCTCGCTGACATTCCGCTCCACCTTGGCATAGACGTCCCTGAAGAACGTGTAGGTGAACTTCTTCTCGCCCTGCGGTCCTGTGGACTGGGTGACCTTCTTGACGGTCACCAGCGTGTCGAGCTGCCCGAGGTTAAACTTGCTCTCCATCGTCCATCCCCCAACTCCGATAAGGACGGAGAAGGTTCTGCGAGGCTTTCGTCAAGACCTCGACAGAGTCCGTCGGATTGTTGAACAAGCTCGCCGCGTGCATCAGGATGGCGGCCTTCATGTCGTAGGGGATGCACTCATAGCCGGCCTCATACGTGACCGTCATCTGGGTGCCCTCCCCATAGACGTGGAGGATCCTGCCGTCCAGGTCGTAACCGGACGAAGGCACCCCGTCCACCTCAAGGCTCTCCACCACGGGGTTCGGAGCCTTGAGGGTGAGGGTGGAAGCGAAAGGAACCGTCTCGATGAACTCCGACCGGAGGATGACTTTGCCGATATGATGCTCCGCGCTCTGGACTGCGGCCAGCATCTTCTGGTACAGTTCAGCATCCAGGTCGTCGGACGTCATGCGGATATGCCTTTTGAACTCCTGCAGGAGCCCATTGGCAGTCATATCGACAAAGTTTCTCTCGGTCATGGCTCAGGCGATTAGGCGTTGGTGGTGAGGTCCACGACGGCGGCGAAGCTCTTCGGCTCGGCGACGACGCAGTCGTCCCAGCTGTTGAGGACGACGCGGACATCGGCCTGGGCGGCGAGGGTGAACGGATCGACCACCACGTCGATGCCTCCCCAGTGACCAATGTAGAGGTCCTCGAAGTTACCGAAGATCATCGCGGAGCAGACACCGGAAGAGGTGCCCTTGGTGAGGCTCGACGGGACGAGGTTGGTCCACTCGATGTTGTACCCGTTCATCTTGGTGTAGTCGCCATCCAGGAGATAGCGGCCGTTGCCGGATGCACGCTCGATGGTCTTCAGGTCGCCGACGACCTTGGCGTTGGTCAGGTAGGCCAGCTTGCCACGGTTGGCGTTGGCGGCGTTGACCTTGGTCTCGAGCTCCACGACCTTGGCCCAGGTGATGGGACCGCCGTTGGTGCCGATGGCCACGGACCCGATGCCGGAGGTGTTGAGGATACCCGTGGGCTGGTTGCTGGAGCCGGAGCCGTTGATGGCAGCGGTCTCGAGCAGGCGGGCGTGGGCCTCCTGGATCTTGTTCCAGACGATCTGCTCGACGTCGATGGAGGTCTGGCGGAGCAGGTCCTTGGAGAAGGCACCGATGATGGCGTTACGGTGAGGGGTCATCGTGACGCGGGCGAAGGTGGACTTGGAGACGGAGGCGGTGGCGCCTTCCGCGAGCCAGGCGGCGGTCATGCTGCCGGCGCCCACCAGCGGGAGGGTACCGACGAGGTCGCTCAGGACGGTGGCGCCGAGCTTGGCGATGACCATACGGTCCTTCAGGCCCTCGATGTAGCGGGGAGCCATCTCCTGCTTGGCGTAGCCGCCGTCGGCGTTGGTGGTGTAGTTCTGGCCGGCGCTGGCGCGGAGAGCGGCGGACGGGAGGACGAAGCCCTTCTTGGTCAGGCCAAGACGCTCGTACTCCTTGGCACCCATCTCGGCGACGTCTGCCTCGAGACCGGTGAGCTTGCCCTCGGCGGCCTCACGGAGGAACTTGACGATGGAGAAGCTCCGCTGGGCGTCCTGCTCCAGCTGGGAGAACTGCTTCTCGGCGAGCCTCTGCTGGGCGACCTCGATCTTGGTCGCGGCGTCCAACTCGGTGGTGAGATCTACGGCCTTCTGCACGGCGGCGTCATAGGCAGCCTTGTCGGCCGTAGCATCCATGGCCCGGACGGCTTCGACCTGGGCCTTGAGATCCTTGCGGATGTCTGCGATTTTGCGCATGGTTGGTTGGAATTTTTGGTTATACATTAGCAGCCGACGCTGCCATTACGATCTGTGCGCGCTGCTCGATGGCAGCGAAGTCCGCCGCACGGTCCTCACCGGGATCCTGTCCGTCATCCTTGGGGTCTTCCGGCTTGTCGGCCTCAGCCTCGGCCCGGAGGGCCTTCAGTTCCTCCTCGGCGCAGTCCTCGCCCTTGCGGGTGGCGTTTGCGTTCGCGGGGATGTTCACGACGGAGATCTCCAGGAGCTCCTGTCCGGCGTAGTAGTAGGTCTCGCGCTCCTCGCCCGGGCCTTCCTCGCCCTTGCCCCAGGCGCCCTTTCCGATGGGAAGGAAGCCGACGGACACGGCGTTCAGGGAACCGAAGAGGATCTTCTGGTAAACCTTCTCCGCGAGCTCGTTGATTTCCTTCGGCTCGAAGGTGATGTCCACCAGGAGGGTGTTGTCCTCGACGTAGGCGCGGCCCTTGCCGATGACGAAGTCCACGTCCTTGGTGTCCCAGGCACCATAGACTTCGTGGTTGTAGCCGATGACGGGATTCGCGTTGAACCGCTTGAGATCCCAGCCGGCCTGGTTGAGGACGGTGTGAGCGCTGTCACGCGATCCGTCGGAGGCGACGAAAGTCACCGTGCGGGTGTCGGTGTTCTTCTTCCGGATCTCGGGCACGAAGGCCCTGACTAAAATCTTGTCCATAGCATTAACTGTCTTCTCCCTCGGTCTTCCCCACCACGCCGGTGTTCAGCGGGTACAGCATATCGTCCAGGCCCTCCTTGCGCTGCAGGCCCTCCAGCTCGCGCACCTCGTTGCGGCTCATGTAGCCGTCGAGGATGGCGTTGTGGTAGTAGGCGCTGCGGGCCTGGGTGTCACCGCGAAGCAGTCCGTCGAGGCCGAACTTGACGCTGTACACGCCGAGCTCGTCATCGAAGAAGAGCTTGCGCTCCAGCTCGTCCTCCAGCCGCTTCACGGTGGGGCGGAGCGAATACTGGACAAACTGGATGGTCTGGTGCTCGATATTGCTGAAGGTCGCGTGGGAGAGCTCCGCGACCATGTGGGGCGGGATGTTGATGATGCGGCAGACGTCCTGGATTGACAAGGTCTCCGACTGGATGAGGGCCGCAGCGACCGGGTTGACGGAGAGCTGCTTGTACTTGACGCCGTACTCCAGCAGAGGCGTGTCGAAGTTGCGGGCGCTCAGCTTGAAGTGCTTCATGAACTTCGCAAACTCCTCGTCGCCGAAATTGCCGTCCGACTCCAGGACCGCCTTCAGGTTACCGCCACGCTCGTAGAACTCGGCCGCGAACTTCTCCGTGGCGATGGACTTGCCGAGCGCCATGGCGTTGTAGATGACCGGATTCACGCCCTTGATGCCGTCCAGGGTGACGAGCATGAAGTGCAGCATGTCCTCGTCAGGCCAGACCCCGGAAAGCCAGGAGCGGTTGGGATCCGGGCACTGGACCCGGTACCATTTATACCTGCCGTTCACGAGGGTGATGCCGGTGACCCAGGACGGATGGATCTGG